CCTGCATATTGCAAAGCCACCTTGGAATATCGCTCCTGTTCTTCGGGGTTGAGAACCACCCATGATAGTGTTTGGGGCTGGACCTTACTGTTCACTTTCCATTGTGCATCGCGTTTAGCGCGAGGCCATACGACATCTGGCACTTCATATTTCCACGGATAAAGACCAAAACCCCCATATTCTCTCGGCAATTCAAGCCACTTAACGCTCTGCTTGGTAAATTTGCTCCATCTTCGTTTATTTATGTCGTGAAGGTGATGACATGGCTTTTGGAGCCTGCGTTCGAGGGTGTTTATTGATGAGGCTACCGTGGCCACCACATCGTCAATTGGGTCTCCATCAGTTGACCATGGTTTACGCTGGGTGATGGTGGGGATCGTTCTATTTGCCCAACCACGTGCACTGTCCTTTGACATCTCAACACGGAGGAATTCACACACTTTCTGAGAAATTCCAAATTTGGAATCCAAGCCCACTGCATTTATTGCCTCATAGGCGTAGCGGAACAGAAGGAGATGAGAGCTCTTTGAGGATATTATGTAAGTGTCGTCTCCCTTGATTCCGATGACCAAATCATCACGCATGTTACATCGTAACGTATTGACAATCTCACGTGCTCTCAATGTCATCAAAAGGTTCCATTGATTTCCAATCAGAGATGTAAACCTCACTCCGCTGGGTAAACCACCTGTCATTTGCTCGCTAACCTTCTTGTCTCCCACTTGCATTGATACTGTGTTGTGTCTGTATGAGGATATGATTTTATTCTTAATGGTCAACCACTCATGCTTGTGAATAGCCGGAACGCTGAACCCGCCCATGTTGTGCTCAAGGATTGTCTCAATTTCGTCGCTGGTTGGTTGATGGTCAAAGGACTTAAAGTCAAAAGGCAACGCCCAACAGTCGTTAGCCAATTTCCCAGCCACCTCAAGCGTGCGAAAATGTTGTGTCGCGGGTGACTCGTCCAATGTGAGATAGTCCCAAGCTTTGTAAAAATGGCCCATATTGGCCAAAGTCCACGACTCGGCAAGATAGCTTTCGATGTTCGATGCAACAGCGAGTCTTCTCTTACTTAATTCGTCTTTTGTGAATGCTCTACTTGTTAGCTTTCCGTTCCAGTTCACCACCAACTCGTACAAATAATCCGATGAATACAGGTATTCCAACATGTTCTTTCGTGCTTTAAAATGTCCCAAGCCTCGTCATATGACCAATCCACACGACCAATAGAACTTGAGCCTGAAGTGACCCATCTTCCAGATTCTATGAACTCCCTCAAGGTGATATATGGCTGTTGTTCGATTGAGCAGTGCATGGCCAGCTGCCTTTTAAATGTCTTGATCATGTCTTCCCCAGCCAATCCATGTTTGGCGCCCGCATGTGCTAGTTTTTTCAATTCTTCCTCCCAATCTGTGTCTGAGATGTCGGTTTGTAGATATCCTGTCAAAGTATTCAACTCACCGAAAATTTGCTTCGATTCGTCCGAAGACGGGAATCTCTTAACAAAAGATGATAATTGTGAAGAGATGTCAATGAAAGTGTGAATCGTGTTGAAGAGTCCTGTCGACTTTACCTTCATGAACAGTTCAACCCCCCAGATGGACACCCACACTAAGATGTTAGTGATATGTATAATGTCAAGATGAGTTAGATATCTGAATGGCAATTCGAGACTTCCATTTAGGATGTCTGCAAGGCGTAGACGGCGTACTGCTTCGTCGTTTTTGGATCTGAAGCTCAAATTTTCAAGGATGTCAGAAATTGGTTTATCATTATACACTGTTCCGTCCGCTGATCCGATCGAGCGCATCAGTCGTAAACATGCGTTTAATGATAATGTTTCTGTCCTAATGAGATTATTAGATATCTCTTTAAGATATCGTATGTCGTCGTGAGATTCGACAGATTTATGAGTCACAGCTAAAATCTTTGCGACCTCATCTACGCTGATGAGTCGACCATTGTTGCTGGCTGTTCGATAGGCGTTGATTGACTCAGCAAATTTGTTGATTTGACAGTGTCCACAGCTTCCATAGCGAGATTGTCGGGCGATATCACTGTATTGTCCACAGATGCAGCCTCGCGAAAATCCGACAACTCCTTCTTGACAATTTGGTCAAAACAGTCATCAACTCCAGTGTAGTCGTAGTTTTGGATTGATGGTTCAGCGTACACATTGCCTAACAACCAAACAGTCGCGAAAAGTCTTTGCGCTCGGTTGCATGCTTGCACTGGTATGGTAGATTCATTGGCTTTGAGATACGGGATAATTCTATCTCCGTTGGCCGACATCTCCGGGAAGCACATTGTGTTCATCGCTGGTAAACCAATCGCTTGATTATCGCCCGCGAAGTCGAAGATCATCCGTCCCGCTGGCCTGTAGAGACCACTCTGTTGGTCTTCCGTCCCGATGTAAGGGAACAACTCGTCAGTAGGATCACCTGAGTAGTTACCAGCCTGCATATTGGGGTTGAGGAACCAAAGTCTAGTATTCCACTTGATTTTATCGTCAGGGTTGGATCCTTTATTCAGTGGATAAACAGCCAGGAGGGACCTTTCAATGTAGGGCGATACCAAACCAGCTCTGTTGTTTCGGTGGACCACGAAATCTGTCCCTTGAGCATACCCTTGTAAGCTGTCTCTCCCGAAAGGAGGTGGGAAAGAACAAGCAAATTGGAAGAGATTCTTGGCCGGATACTGAATCCAGATATCTGGGAGTATTACTGGGGTGTAGCATCTAAAAGGCTCAGCCTCGTAGTGTGGATGGACGTCAGGATCAGTGAAGTGGAAAGTTTGAGCATAACTCTGAGCTGGTAACCAGCGCCCGAAGTGGGATAATTCAATTGGAGTAGCAGAGACAGATGTGTGGACAAGTGATGGGCTCCGCTCATACATGTGTTCCATGATTTTCCTCAACATGGGCTCATATGCAGCAGGGACAATCGTTCCATTTACTTGAGCAGTACAAAAAGTGTTTCGGACTCGTGTTTGGATCCACCTATTTTGAGTAGTAGAATAACCTTCATCCCACGCCTTAGTCGTCATTCCTGATAATGAGTAGAAGACAGACCACGACGCGGCGCTTGCAATAATCTCGAGCCTGTCCCAGAAGTGTGAGTTGTAGGACCCGAGGTGAGCTGGAATTAGTGGGAGTGGTTCTCCTTTAAGATTGTCAGCAATGGCCAACCCCAAACAAACTTTGTTCCAAACTGCCAAATTAGTCTCAAATATCCTATAATCCGCAGAGACAGGAGCAAAAATGGGAAACTTGACGTAATGAGCTTCTCCCTCGGTTCGAGATTCTGGTTCGGAGACCTCAGTGTGGTTAGCGTAACAGCGCACATGCATTTGGTTTAAGAATTTCTGCTGAATGGGGACTGTGGGATAAACTGGCTTGTTGGAAGTACCGTTTATATTTCGTAAATACATGGCAGGGAAGTGTTGGCACAGGTTATTCCTCACCTCACGCATTGCGTAACAGACGTCTGAAACGCCAACTGCGACGCCCAATCTGCCTATGTAGTTTTTGATAGTTGTGATGTCAAAGTGCTGCCACCAAGAGTAGATGTAATGGGTCAGTTTGTATGAAACGTACTCCGCATTCACAGCGTTTGCGTTCATCAGATCGTTTGCTCTGTACTCAGAGGTAGCAGTTGGACCAAACCTTGGTCGCACCACCAATGAGCCATTAGCTTCTGAACGTGATGTTGGGTTTCCTTGAGCCACTTTACGTGGCAGTATCACGTGTAAAACTTTTCTACCTGGCACTCGAGTCCAAGCTTCGGTGGGCACAAATGGAACGTCAATTTCTGGGCTTGCATCAGCTGAACCAACTCTAAAAACTCCTCGTTGCTTAAGAACTGGGACACATGCTGGATATTCAGTCAGAGAAGCGACAAACAGCGCTATTGCTTCTGTTCCATCACGGCCAGCCTGAAGGAGGGCGGAAGGCATGTACACTACCGACTCTAGCTCATCCTTTGGAACAGTTGCTGGAGTTTGGTGAAACGCGACTGTCCCAGAATCCCCACCCCATGGGTAGACTGGGTTATTCCCTCCACAATCCTCGCCCTGGATAGGGGATGTATTGACCTCAAATACTGGGTCAACTCTAGAAGGGACGAAGGATGGATTGATCACTGACCATGACGAGGCAGGGATGGCTCGCCAACTGGTGCGTAGTGACAGAATGCCGTGCATAAGCTCAAGGCGTAAAATCATCTCCTCGAGTGACAGACCTTTTTGCAACACATTGACAGCCTCGTTGATTACATCGAACATGTTGAACCCAGACAACATTGTGTTATCCTTCCTCCATGTAGACGTCTGTTGGTTTGAGACATTCAAGGTAACAAACTCGACCAGCTTTGTTGGTTGAACAGGGTTTGAATAATACTCGGCGACGTTGATCTCAGTAACTCGAGCACCGTAAGGGTCATCTTGGTATGGGGGCGCCTCACCCGGTATATAATACCCACGTGGAATCAAGTTGGTGGAAGGGAGTGTGACACATGCGTTAGTCACAATTTCGTTGTCGCTACGAACAATATTCCCGCGAAGCCTGTCTTGCTCGAACAGCAATGATTGGTTGGGGTTCAGTTGACCAACAATGTTGGTTATTGTTGCCTGGGCCTCAACTCCCGTGTAGCGGGGCAAGTGTTTGACGTCGCCCATGAGAGCTTTGATCCATGAGTCAGTTTGGTCAACATCTTCCATGAGTGCTGCCAATGGGTTGCCATTGTACGCATGCATAAGCTTGTTATGCAGTTTAGCAGCTTGAAGGTCGGCGTTGTGGTTTTCCATATTCAAATATTTTCCCTTCTGCATGTCAAGAGTGCAAAGAACAACAGCTTGTAGCTCGTCACGGACATTTTCAAGATAACAATACACTGCCAAATGATATTGATCCCATTCATTGAGCAGTTCCCAACCAGCACCAAATATTGCATCAGCCACCACCCTGACAAATCCGCGAGATGGTCTCCCAACGCGCAGCCAAGATATGAGTTTCTCACGCCCAACGCCGCTGAACTTGTTCGCGATGCGTTTCACCACTTCCTCCTTTTGTTTTTTCATATCCACGGGAGCAGATGTTGGCTTTTCGCGTGGAAGCGGGCGTACAGGTCGGGCTGGTTGAGTCTGCTCTTGACTAGGACGCGTCGCTCGTTTTATAGCTTGTTTGTGAGCTGACGGATCATAATTATATGATTTTTCGAAGCCCAACAACTCTTCGTCCAACAGGTCATACTCGTTGTCAATAGGGAATCCCAAGACGCAGACAGTGTATTTGAAATATCTTCCAACGTCCGATTTGTGACGTGCGAGTTTATCAAGGTGTTGATTTCGGTAAAGAGTGGAGTCATCTGTGTGTGCTGTCGAAATATCAATGCTGTGCTGCGATTCCACTGTTTCGAGAGATTCAGATCCGTTAAGATACTGTTCCATTGCGGCTGAAAAAGAGTCAGATGTGGTAGCACCATCCATAAATACACCAAAAACGTTAGCTTGCTCTGTCTTGTCCTCGTCGTTCCTGCTGGTGGTCACAACCACCGGGACCTTTGAGAATGCCATAAACGGATCAATTACGTCAGCTGGTCCAGGATTCGATTCAACATCCCCGTCGGACAGAAGATCCTCTGGGGTGTTTGGTCTTGCGACATATCCGTTTTCAACGCGCCCAGGTCCGTAAGTCGTCACCCACAACGGTAGAGAGTCTTGTTCCAAGGACACAGAGAGTGATTCACCAGAGGTCAGCTCCATTGGAAGAGAAGAGTTTGTAATGTTGGTGTCGATAGGGTCAGTCATCGAGACTGAACTGAGGTTAACATTCTGGAGTGGTGGATAATTCAACACATTGGTATTTTGAACCGATGGGAAGTTTGTAATAGCTGCCAATTGAGTGAGGCCTGCTCCCCTGAGTTGCGTAATATACCACCTGATGGTGGCTGAAGGCGGTGTTACTTCGACTGAAATGCTACCAGATTCACCAGATGGGATGTAGACCGTATCAGTTTGCTGTCCTTGGTGCAGTCTGAATAGCATCGAACCGCTCGGTTTTATTACGTGGAATAAGACTCGTTCATCTCCATTTTGTTCAGACGTGTTAGCAACACTCAACTGGATCGCATTTGCCTGTGTTGCCTGTGTGGAGTTCAGCGTGATTACCTGCCCAGATATTCCAGTCCACGCGTCTGCCTGCGAGAAGACTATCGGTCCAGGGTTACTCTCAATTCCTTCCTGCGTCAAATCTTTGATCCAAGCACCATTTGGCATCTTGTTATAGTCCACCTCATCAGCGATGAAATCTAACAAATCAGCGCTTGCTCGTTCTCTGGCCTCCTTTTTGGTTGTCCCATGTTGTGGAGAGCATTCATAAAAACCCGTTGGAGTGAGAATCTTGATTGTACAGCTAAACTTTGGAGCGTGGTCAGGGCCTATCCTTGAGTATGTGACCGTTTGAGATTTTTGTTTTCTGTTGTAGTGTTGGTCGATGAGGTTCAATGCTGTTGAGTATCGTCTTTGTTCCATTATTCCTTTGTCTATAGCGCGTTGTTGTCGTTGAAGAAAGGCGGTGTGACTGGCTTTCCTGGATGCCAAGTCGCCTTTGGGTGTCTGCATGTTTTGTGCTTTTTCTAAGGGACCTATCGTTTCAGAAGCACTCCCATTGTTTCTTTTTTGTTGTGTGTTCATTTGCCGAAGCGTGAAGAGTTTTTATGACTTAGCCCGCCACAGTCGTCCTCAGGACATCGGGTGCTATTTAGATCAAGACCTACCTAGGCGTATTTGCCGTCTGGATTTAGATGAAATACTAGCAATTGGGATACTTTAAAGACACTCCCAAACTTAGTCTTCGTCGCTTCTAGAGTTGAGGGTTGCCTACTAGGCAGCCTGTTACACGAGGTTAATGCTAACAACTCGAACTTTGAGTTGTCATTTAGAAACCTCATCCCAGCCCAGGCCACTTTTCGATCCTCTCCTCCTTCCACTCCTCAGTCAGTAACTCCGAGACTTCCCAAGCTG